TCTGAAAGACCTCGGCCTTGAAGCCGAGGATGACAAAGTATCCGTCGGAGACTTAGAGCAAGAGTCCCCTGGCAGACAAGTCTACGTCCATGTTAAGCATACCCCGTCCGATGATGGCGAAACCATGTTCGCCAACATCGATAAGACCGCACCTGTAGACTAACACAAACAAGGAGGAGGGGGCTTCGGCTCCCTCCAACCATCATGTATAACATCGCTTTAATAGGCGAAGCCTGGGGAGAAGTCGAGGAGCGGGAGCGCACAGCTTTTGTAGGTCCGACCGGCTACGAGCTTACCCGTATGCTAAATGAGGCTGGCATCCGCCGAAGCGACTGCTTCCTCCCTAACGTTTTCAACCTTCGCCCGCCTGGGAATAAAATCGAGGCCTTATGCACAGTTAAAGGTATGGGCCTCTCAAATTATCCCAGCATTGGGAAAGCTGGTTACATTCACAAAAGATACCGAGGAGAACTCGAGCGCTTAGCAGACGAACTCGAGGAGGTTAACCCTAACATCATCATCACTCTCGGCAATACCGCAGCTTGGGCTATGCTTGGTAAGACTATGATATCTAAGATCCGTGGGACAGTTCAACTCTCCACCCATACCATAACAGACTTCAAAGTCTTGCCAACCTATCACCCTGCCGCTATCTTTCGGCAATGGACTCTCCGTCCTGTTACCATCGTCGACTTAATGAAAGGTAAACGAGAGTCTCTCTTCCCTGAAATTCGCAGACCTGAAAGACAAATCTGGATCGAGCCAACCCTGGAGGACCTCTATGAGTTCGACCGACTCTATATACGATCTTGCGAAAGACTTGCTATCGATATTGAAACAGCAGGAAGCATTATTACCTGCATCGGGTTCGCTCCAAGAAGAGACGTTGCGCTTGTCATTCCGTTTGTTAGATCCCTTAGAGCAGGGACAGCTTATTGGCCTACTGTGGGTATTGAGCGCAAGGTCTTCAGGTTTATTAAGGAAATTCTACAGCGACCAAGCCCAAAGGTATTCCAGAACGGACTTTATGATATCGCATTCATTTATAGAACATGGGGGATCGGAGTAAGAAATGCTGAGCATGATACGATGCTTCTTCACCATGCGTTGCAGCCTGAGTCACTTAAGAGTTTGGGTTTCCTAGGCTCAATCTATACCGACGAAGGAAACTGGAAGCAGATGCGAGAGAGTAAGACCACCATTAAGAGAGAGGACTGACATGAAACCACGCATAGGAAATTTGTATAAGCGACAGTCTAGTTACAAATGGTATTATATATATGATGTACAGATCAATGGAAATAGATACTATAAACGTCTGCATCAGATTATAGCAATGTATGCCATAGGCCAATTGTACGGAACGGAGACTGATACACATCATCTTAACGGTATAACCATCGACAATAGACCATCTAACTTAGCAGTTGTACCCAATCGTAGGTTACACAATAAGATAGATTTGTACACAAAAATGCAAAAGCTCACTGGTATACCTGTTACTGTTAGAATTGATGGTATAGTCTACGTTGGTGACATTATAAGAGACGATAACTTCGACGTAAACGTTGCTATAGCATGGTGGCTGAGGCAGGTGGCTAATGAAGATTATCCAGACGAATCAAATGACACCGAGACAGTTGCACGGCGTCGAAAAAGACTGGGTCTATAACGGCCTCGATGCCTGCGTAACCCATGAAGTCCTCGACGCCCTGCTTCCGCAGCTGAACTCCTACACCTCAGCCACCTACAATTTCTCTCGAGCCCTTCAGGGCCCGGTCCTCGAGATGAGGATCCGTGGAGTAAAAGTAGATCTTTGGCGCCGAGCGGAGGTCATCGAAGACTACTTTCAACTCCTCGATAAAATGGAAACAAACCTCGAGCGAATAGTTCGTGAAGGCTGTGACTTCGTTGGCTTCAACTGGCGATCAACCGACTCTCTTCGTAAACTCTTCTATGATATCTTTCGTATACCACCGCCAAGTAAAACTAAGACTGGCAATCCATCAGTTAACCGAGATGCCCTGGAGAAAATGGAATCTTATTCCATAGCTCGGCCCATTATCGCCTATATGACAGAGATGCGTGACCTAAAGAAACGTATCGAAGTCCTTAAGACTGACATAGACAAAGACGGTCGGGCCCGCACCTCTTACAACATAGCTGGTACCTCCACTGGTAGGTTCTCTTCTTCCTTCTCCGAGTTCGGAACTGGCGGCAATCTACAGAACATAGAAGAATCTCTTCGCTCGATCTTCATTGCTGATCCAGGTATGAAGCTCGCCAACTTCGATGCAGAACAAGGAGAGAGTCGTGTCGTTGGAGCAATCGAATGGAACCTATTCAAGCGTGGTGCTTACCTTGACGCTTGCGAGTCAGGAGACCTCCACACAGCAGTCGCGAGAATCTGCTGGCCTGATCTTTCATGGACCAATACGCTGGAAGGAGACAGAAAGCTTGCTGAACTACCGTACTATCGACATTACTCTCGCCGCTTCATGTGTAAGAAGCTTGGCCATGGCACTAATTACGGCGGCCGTCCGCAGACGATGTCCGCTCAAACTAAGACTGACATTCAGATCATTGTAGATTTTCAACACAAGTACTTCCAAGCCTTCCCTGCTCACCAGCAATGGCATGAGTGGGTTCGAGAACAGATCCGTATCCATGGGAAACTCATCAGCTTAACTGGTCGACTACGACACTTCTTTGGTCGTCGAGATTCTGACGACATCATTCGCGAAGCGATAGCATATGACCCACAAGGCTCCCTAGCCGATATTGTTAACCAAGGGATGCTACAGGTCTACAGAGCTGGCGATTGTCAGCTACTTATGCAGAACCATGACTCAATCCTAATCCAATATCCACAGGAGAAAGAGGATGAAATCGTATCAAAAATCCTTAAGCAACTCGAGTACCCGATACAACTTAAACACGGCAGAACGTTGATGATCCCATATGGCTGCAAAACCGGGTGGAACTGGGGCGAGTTTTCCGAGGCGAACCCCGATGGGCTCAAGAGCTACGAGTCCAATGATAAACGGACCAGGACTCCGGAAGTGTCCTTCTTGGATAGAAAGGTTCGTTGAGCATACTGTAAACCTTGAGTCATCGGAGCTATATAGGAAATGGTCTGCGATCGGAATGATCGCGGCAGTGCTAGAGCAGAAGGTGTGGGTTGATACGGGTTCCCCTCTGTATCCTAATCTATACACTTTTCTGGTTGGTGATGCTGGAATTGGCAAAAGCCGAGCCATCATGGCCGCCGCTGGTATAGTCAGGGAAGCCTTACCTGAGATTTACTTTGGCGCTACCTCAATGACTAGAGCTTCTCTATCAGATTATATGAATGAGGCTAAGCGCTTCATAGCTAATATCCCACATGCACCAATAGAATACAATTCCCTAGTGGTAGTAGCAGATGAGTTCTCAGCCTTTATGCACGAGTACGACTCAGCTCTTGTTTCCTCCCTAGTAGAGTTCTATGATGTTAATCCCTACTCTGAAGGCCGCAGGGTAGGCACCATCCGTATCAAGATTGCTCGACCGCAACTCAACATATTAACCGGCTCCACTCCATCTAACCTTATCCATACCCTTAAAGATTATGTCTGGGAACAAGGCTTAATGTCCCGGGTAATAATGATCTACGCTAATGACCGTCCCTTAATAGATGTATTCCATACTCCACCGGCCCCAAAACCAACAGACTTAGCTCATGATATTAAGATCATCAATACCCTAATGGGCGAGTTCCAGTATACTGATGACTTCGCTAAGGCCATGCATAATTGGAAACTCTTAAAACTAACTCCAGTGCCAGAGCATCCTAAACTAACTCATTACAATACCCGCCGTTGGGCCCATCTCCTTAAACTCACCATGATAGCCTGTGTTGATCGATCCAATGACCTCGTCCTCGAAGTTCAAGATTTCAATCGAGCCATGGCTTGGTTGCTAGAGGCAGAGAACTATATGGGCCTTATCTTCCAGGTAGGCTCAGTCGTCCCAGATAGCAGAGTAATGGATGAAGTAGTTCACTTTATCAAGCAGCATCCGGGCGCAGTAGAGGAACACCTAGTAGTTAACTTCATGCGGGGTCGAACTTCATCAATGACCATTGGCCCTATGCTCAAGAATATGGAAGCTGCACGGATGATTGTTACTGTTGGAGTTGACAGCCGGGGGATGAAGAAGT